TGTTATTTATAGTCACAAAAAAAGCGCCTATAAAGACGCTTTTTCCACTTTATAATTGCTAACTTAATTTTTTATTACTGTCCGCCACCTGTACTTAAAGTACCGATAGTTCTTGCAACCGCTGTGCCAATTCCTGTTCCTGTTGGAGTTTGGATTGCGTTGTCGTATCTAATTAACATAGTGATAGTTGCCGGCTCTGAAGTTTGGTATGCTAGTGCGTTGTAGTTAACGTTCTCAACATAAGCACCGTAAAGTTCCCATGTCTCTAGAACGTTTGGTGAACTTGCTCCATTACCACCATCTAGCATTTCAATTCTACCTGTGAATTTGTAATCAATACCTGATGCCGCACTTGACTGTTCAAAGAAATCAAACTGTTTCTGGATCTGTTCACCAACCAGTTTAGTAACTGAGTTGTTGACGTCATCTCTTAATGTGACTGTGATTGGTTCCCAAGTGTGTTTACCTGCAACATAAACTTTTGAGTTGTACACATCTAGTGTCACTGTGTCAAAAGTCAAGTTGGGTCTTGTTATATCCATTACTTGTTTTGTTAGTTCTGATCTTGGTGTTGATACTCCAAAATTTTCCAGGACTGCTCTAAAACGATACTGAAGTTTTGGCATCAACAAACCTTGTGATGCTGAGCTTTGATCGTTTGCTAAAGGTACTGTAAATTTTGATAATGTTGATATTGCCATATATTTTCTCCTTTATCGAAAATTAGTTTCCTAATTTTGCAATTTCTCCTGTGTTTTTAATTCTCAACGGTATGTAAATAAATTCAACTGATTTAACCGGCTCAATTGCTATATCCACGTACAGTTCGTTTCTGTCAATCCTTGTAGGTGTGTTGTTACTCTCGTCACAAACTACCAAGAAGTCAAACAATCCTCTCTGACCAACTAGTTCTAACAAGAATGATTCAACTGCTTGTCTGATCTCATTCCTTGTTAAGCCATCATTTGGTTCAAAGATAAACGGTTTTGCGATTGCATCTAACTGTGTTCTTAGGTAGACTGCCAATCTCGCAACGTTTATTCTGTCTAGTGCTGAACTTGCCGATGTTTTCGTCAAGTTACCAAAGTTGACAATACCAGCACCTGCGAAGAAAGTGATTGGGTTCACTTTAACCTCGTGCATTGAATCTCTCACTGACTCCGTAACAGATATTGTTTCAAATTCTCCAGTAGACGCCTCAATGTAACCAACTGCTGTTGCGTTGTCAACGATACCTCTTCTTGTTCCTGATGGTGCAAACCATGGGAAAGCGATGTTATCGTTGTTTGCTATTGTTCTCAACATCATGTGTGATGGTGGAACAACAATTGATTTACCTGTGTTGTCTGTTGTTCGTCCTGATGGATAAAACAGACCCAAGTACTCACTTGCACTTACTAGACCGTCTTCACCGTTGTCCAGTGCCGCCGCTGTATTATTAGCCCAATCTTGTATCTTAGTTGATGTGCCCTCTAATCTCAGTGGTGTGTCACCTACTATAAATGCAGTGTTGTTTCTGTCTGTGTTCAAGTTAATCATGTTTTGGATCAACTCTGGGTAACCAGGTGTAGCAATAACATTGTAACCTCTTTGGTCTTCTCTGATTGCTTGGTTAGTGTCTATCTCTGATTTAAGTTGTTCAACAATTACTTTTCTCTGTGCTTTTCTTCCGAAAGAACCAGAACCGTCTGCGTTGTTGCTTGATTTAGTAACCCATCTGTCAGGGAAGTAAGTTGATACGCTCTCGTTACTTGCTCTGATGTTACCTAAACCTGCTGATCCGCTTCCTGGATATTTTGTAGTTGTGATGTAACTGTTTTTATATTCTTTTACATTGTAACCTGAACGTCTAGTGTTCCAAAGCAATATACCTTGTGGGAATAAAGTTGGATCTGGAGCATCCGGGTCTAGGAAACCATCACTCAACAAATTCTTGATTGTGCTGGGTGAGCCTGCACCACCAGTTGACAATGAATCTGCTTTGTCAGCCGTTGTGTGATATCTAGCATCCGCAAACACAACACCGTCTTCTGTTGTTTGATCTGCTTTGTCGACCAACTCCCATGCCGCACCTGATGTGGTCACTGCCACTTGGTTCGACGTGTTTGTAGAAGTCAACGTTGCCGCTGTGTTGTACTTGTAAAGTTTTGGATAGTTCTCTACATCACTTGTGTCAATCCATAAGTCGTTAGTTACAAGTGCAGTACCATCTGACTGTGTAGTTGGTGCTGTTGCTTTGAACTGTGGACCATTGGGATCTGTAGTTGAGTATGCTGTTACATAACCAACGAAAGTAGTTCCATTGTGTGCCATGATGTCTGCTTCGTCAGTTGCAGTGTGATACCATAATGTGCCGTCTGCTGGCTCATTTGTTGGTGCACTTGTAGAAGCAGTGTAACTTAATCTTTTCCAGTTACTTGCCATTATACCTGTGTTTGCAGTCGAGTCAATTGTGTCTCCAGTTGGTATATCATACAAGTTGTCTAGTAAAGTTGAACTGTTTGCTGTAAATGTTCCGTAAGCGTGTGCAGTTGTTTGACTGAAACCTGCATCTGCTAGTGGTGTTCCGTTTTCACCATCAAACATTCTGAACTCGCCGCCCAGTTTGTGTGTCATAGTGATCTCACCTGTTGTCAATTTACTTGCAGAAACGTTTGTTAATCCTGCACCGTTCACTGCCGCGATAAAATCATCAGCACCAGTACCACCTAATGTTACTGTCACTGCGGCATTCAATGCCTCTTGGTTCTTGACTGATTCCTGTATAGTGAATGTCTCTGAACTAGTGAAAGTTGGTGTAGTTGAATTACTAGTAATTGTAGTAGCACCGCCCTCGTGTCTGAATAGTTGGAAGTCTGCTAAAGCAGGAGTAGTGTCTGCCGCATCTGCCGCCGTCATTGACTCCTCAGTTACATTGTACTGTGCGTATAAAGTTCCTGTTGTTAAAGCAGTTCCACCATTCGCCGCGTCTAGGTTGAAGATCGCAGAGTGGTGATTAGTGTGAAGTGGACTAGCAACTTGAGAGAAACTAGCACTTGCTGTGCTGTAAAGTTTTGCAACCAGATTCGCACCTGAGTTTGCATTTGTAGTTTTGAACCAAACTGAACCATTTGGTCTATTCTCATCTGCTGTTTTCCAAGTTGGTCTTGAAGTGTGTGCCGCTTGTAGTAATTGTGCACCGTTGAAAGTTCCAGCAGTGATTCCTAGATCAGATAAAGCAGTTCCTGTTACTGCCTCGATTCTAATTGTGTTAGCACCCGCTGTTGAGTCACCTAGTGCCTTACCATTGTGGAAGATTTCTAAGTTTCCTGTTGTGCTGTTTACACTTGCAGTAACGTTAGTTACATTGGATCCAATTGCTGTTGCAACATCTGATAATGCTGTTCCACCGTAAGTGATTTCTACACCGTTGATTGAGATCTTTTGACCACTAGTAACTGTTGTTCCTGAAGCAACTGTGAATACGGGTAAAGATGTATTCCATGCTGTTGAACCAACTTGTACCCATGTGTTACTTGCTGTCTTCTTGTAGATCTTGTTTGTAACGTGTGTTGTGTTGATTGCGTAATCACCAATTACACCGATTGAAGTTTTTGGTGCACCAGTTGAAACACCGCCAACTAGGTCACTTGTTGAAGTGATTAGTGTTGGAGTAATTGTTGTGAATGATTGATTAGTCTGTGACCACTCAAATAATCCATAACTGCTTGATGCAAGGTCAAACCAGTATGTGCCATCTGTTGGGTCTGCTGTAGGTGCCGTGGCACTTCCAACTAATTCTGCTGTGTCCACATTCGCTCTTAGAACGAATGCTCTGTTGGCAACTCCTAAGAAAGAGTAGGCCGCTTGTAGACCGTATTCGTTCAACTCATATCCATTCAATGAGTTGCCTGAAGCGTCTGTGTAAAATTTCGGATCTCCGAAAGTCTCTGTTAATTCTCTTTGTGACGAGATCAAATATGCAGTATTGGCGTTAGCAGTAGTTGTTCCTACAGCCGTTCCGTCTCCCGCTCCATTAGTCTTGTCTGATGATGATGCTACTATGAATAGTGGTGTTGTACCCGCATCTGATGGTACATAAAAGCTCTCGTTTATTACTGAAACTTCTACTCCTGGTGATGTTAATGCCATTTTTCGTATTCTCCTTGCAAGTTACGTATATACTAGAGTTATTTATTCAATCATACGGTTTTGCTGACATAATTTACCGTTTTCGTGGTGCCTATATAGGCGACGTAAATACACTTATGCAGTACAAGGATAGACCGTTGTGTACGGAGTGTAAGACCAAACCAAGAGCCTATGCCTACAAGAGATATGGCAGGGTGTATTGGCGTAGTCGCTGTGACACATGCATCAGGAAACGGGCCGGCAAAAGGGTAGGTGGAATCACTGCCTTGCAGAGATCAGGATATAAAAAGAAAAGTAAGTGTGAACTCTGTGGGTTCAAAGCACAGAACAAAGCACAGTTGGATGTGCTGTTTGTGGACGGAAATTTAAGGAATACTGTGGCTACTAATTTAAAAACTGTTTGCGCCAATTGCCAAAGGTTGGGCAGTGTCCGTAGACTTGGATGGCGAGTCGGCGATCTTGTCGCTGACGATTAGGTTGTCTATTTTTGCATACAATTCTTCTTTTGTGCCATTGTTCTCGATGACAAAATCAAACTCTTCTTTTGCCCATGCGTATTCTGAACTGTGTATGTTTTTGGGTTGTATGTTGCCTTCAACGTAATCAACGAACCAGTCGGGATCCGGGCCTCTTTTCACGAGTATAATCTTGCCACCTTGTTCCCTGATTTGTTTTACTTCGTTGGGGAATCGTGTGTCTGCTATCACAGTGTCTTGTCCTTTGTATCTGCCGATACAACTGTCCACCCAAATTCCGTCGTACATTTGACCTCGCATTACTTCGGTGCCAAAATACTGTAACACCCATCTTGGAGTTGTGGGTTTTCCAAATTTCTCACTCCAGTAAACATCTGCTTTTTCTCGCCACTCTCTGCTTTCTTTAGTATCGCCTTCAAGCATTTTCCTATCCCAATTGAACATGGAACCTACTGCATCTTTCAAACTTTTAGCAAAACTGTCTTTTTGATATCCGTGTTTTTCTACAAGCCTGTCAGAGACAGTGCCTTTTCCAGAACTTATTAAACCTACTACACCTATCAGCATAAGGTTTATTATACTATTTTTTTAAACGTTTTTCAATCTCTTTGATTGCTTTTTTTACTGATCTTAATATGGATGTTCTCAGGGTTTTCTTGCGTTCTTTCAACGCCTTTATACTCATTGTTTCCAACTCCTCTACCAATCTTTCTAAATCTTCGAGAGATAGGTCAGAATATTTTTTATATTTGGAATGATTCATTGCTTGGTATTTAAATGTAGTTTGGTAACAATTAACCAATAACAAAACTGTGTGGAGTTCCGCCTTCTTGGAAGTTTCCTATGTCTGCTTCTAGTTTTTCAATCTCTGCCTGACCTTCGTTCTTTAGTGCATCGCCGTTCAGTGTTGTTCCACCCTGTGGTCCTGCAATGGTGTTGAACTTACCTCTTGCTTCACCTAACATTATTTTAGACACGGCAAGTGTGTAATCTCTGATCCATGGTTTAGAGTATATGTCTTTGAACAATGTGATGTCAGGTCTGAAGTTGTCAGTGTGCATTAGCACAGTTTCATTGTCTGCTCTTGGCCTTTGAGTTATAGTCAGTTTTTTAGTTGCAACGTCAAAGTGGAATTGGATAAAACTTCCAAACATTTTTCCAATCATTTCTTGGTATGAAGCGAATGCATAGTAAGTTGCTAATCCACCTGTTGCACCTGCTCTCAAAAGGTATGTGTTTGTGTAGGCTAAGTTGAATGGTTCAAACAATGTTCCACCTTCTCCACCTTCTGTTCTTGATCCAACTGTTCTCCTGTTGAGATTTCTGACATTTATTATTTCATCTGGCAGTATGTAACTGTTTTGATTTTTCTTTAATTCTAAGAATGCGTATGACTCTTCCACAGCATTTGATGATCTTTGTCTGAATTTGTTCACTGCCCTTTCCAGTGCCGTTTGATAGTGTTTTGGGTCTAATTCTACGTCAACCATCCCGTCACCGAGACTGTTCTTAACGTAATCGAAAATTTCCTGTTGTCCTGTTTGTAGTTCTGACATACTCATATTTATAGTCATTGCCTGTGCAATAAATATGTATGATATGCCAAGATTATCCATTTTCAAGCCTGAAAAGGGCAATGACTACAAATTCTTCGATCGTAACATCAGAGAGATGTTTACAGTGGGAGGAACAGACCTACACTTCCACAAATACGTAGGTCCGTATGATCAAGGCGACACAAACAAAGACGGCGCGGCAAGTCCCACACAACCGCAATATTCTGGTGATAGTCTGAATGAAACAACCATCCAAGATCTACTATTTTTAGAAAATAGAGATAGAAAATATGACGATGATGTTTATGTTGTTAGAGGAATTTATAATGTACAAGACCAAGACTTTAATCTGTCACAGTTTGGTATGTTTTTATCCAATGACACATTGTTCCTAACCGTACATCTGAACGACATTGTTGAAAGACTTGGCAGGAAGCCAATGTCAGGCGATGTGATAGAATTCCCGCACATGAAAGAAGATTATTCATTAGATGAAAGCATACCCATCGCACTTAAAAGGTACTATGTTGTGGAAGATGTGAACAGGGCGGCAGAAGGATTTTCGCCAACATGGTGGCCACACCTGTTGAGATTAAAGATGAAAACTCTAGTAGATTCTCAAGAGTTCAGAGACATACTTGGTGACGCAACTACTGAAGGATCTGTAGCAAGTTACATGAGCACTTACAACAGAGAAAAGACAATCAATGATCAAGTTGTTGCACAGGCAGAAGCGGATTCACCAAAGGCAGGATTCAATTACAAACAATATTATGTTGCACCTATAGATGAAAGGGGTAACATCAGAACAGAAAATGTGAACACAGAAGAACAAAGAGCAAGTAGCGATAGAACAGTCAATGCAACCATCGACACTCCTGCTTCTTCTCACTATGGATTTTATTTAGACGGAGATGGTGTTGCACCAAACGGAAATCCAGCAGGATTTGGGATATCTTTCCCAACATCGGGTGTGGACAAAGGTGACTATTTCTTAAGGACAGATTACTTGCCTAACAGATTATTCCGTTATGATGGAGCCAGATGGGTTAAAATTGAGGACAGTGTGAGAATAACTACAACGAACAACGATTCAAGATCAAACTACAAAACAAGTTTTGTAAACAACTCTACTGAATCAACAATCAATGGTCTGACAACAAAACAGCGACAATCGTTGTCTGATGCACTGAAACCAAAGGCTGACAATTAAGAATGCTACACTTTTACGAAGGACAGGTTAGAAAATTTTTAACTCAATTTATAAGGATATTGAGTAACTTCTCCGTGGAAACAGGTAGAGGCAGTGATGGAGCCGTGAATTTGAGAGCTGTACCGGTAGTGTATGGAGATCCTACAAGACAGGTAGCAAACATTATCAGAAACAACTCCGAGAACACATTACAGTACGCACCAAGGATAGCGGCCTATGTCAGAGAACTGAATTATGACAGGGACAGAATGCAAAACCCTTACCACGTTGAAAAACAGCATTTGAGAGAAAGAGACGTAGACAGTGACGGAAACTACACAAATCAGTTGGGAGCAGGATTTACTGTAGAAAAAGTTATGCCTTCGCCATTTAGGTTAGAGGTGTCCGCTGACATTTGGACAACAAACACAGATCAAAAATTACAAATAATGGAACAGATATTGTATCTGTTCAACCCAGATTTTGAAATACAGAAAACAGACAACTACATAGACTGGACCAGTTTAAGTTATGTTGAATTAACAGGAACTACATTTAGCTCGAGGACAATTCCTGTTGGAGCAGATTCGGAAATAGATATTGCAACACTAACTTTCTCGATGCCCATATGGATTTCGCCACCAGTCAAAGTCAAGAAACTAGGTGTTGTACAGAAGATCATAATGAGCATATACGATGATGATGGCGGAATAGCCAAAGGACTGATAGATGGCGAATTGATATCAAGAAGTTTCATAACACCAAACAATTTTGGATTGTTAGTTACAGGGAACCAGTTGAGATTATTGGGTTCAACAGGTACAAATGTCAAATCAGGCGGCGATGGATTCCAAACAGGTGCAAACGAACCTAACAACTTTGATCCATTTGAAACATTTGGTCCAGCAGTAAATTGGAAAACATTATTAGATCAGTATGGAAAAGTAACAAACGGTACGTCACAGATAAGGTTAACACAACCAAACGGAAATGAAATTGTTGGCACTATTGCAACAACAACACTGGATGACACAATTTTATTGTATACAATCGATGATGATACAATACCAACAAACTCATTGACTGCTGTCAAGAAGATCATAAATCCAGCAACATTCAATCCAGGTACACCAGCAAATGGTGATAGATATTTGGTAATAAATGACGTGGGTGATAGCACATCAAGTTTCCAAAGTGCCACTTGGGGTACACTTGTAGCCAGCGTTGGCGATATCATAGAATACAACAGCACAACATCAAAATGGAATATTGCCTTTGATGCATCTAATCCTGACAGCACACAACATTATGTTACCAACCTAAACACAGGAATACAGTACAGGTTCAATGGCACAGAATGGGTCAAATCATACGAAGGTGTGTACACGCAAGGTAATTGGAGCATAGTACTGGACGGCGGAGCAGATCCAGGGTACAACTCATCAATTGACGCTACCACACCATAATTGTTATAATATAGAATGAAAGAAAACATAGTTTGTTCGGGTGCCATGTTCTATGCAACAAGCACTAAACGTTTCCTGTTCCTGCAAAGGACTGATAAGAAAACACAAGGCATGTGGGGATTGGTTGGTGGCAAAAGTAAATTCACGGAGTCCGCTTTCGAAGGATTGAAACGTGAGATAGATGAAGAAACTGGCAGTTTACCCAAATTTAAAAAAGTCATACCATTAGAAATGTTCACTTCAAATGATCAAAAATTTTTCTTTCACACATACCTTATCGCTATAGAATCAGAATTCATACCTAAGTTGAACGAAGAACATTCAGGATACTGTTGGACTGCGTTTGAATGCTGGCCCAAGAACCTACACATGGGTCTAAAAAATACTTTGAATAATAAAAGTATAAAAGGAAAACTACAAACTATACTAGATCTTATAGTCTAAAAAAAAGGCGACCCTAAAGCCGCCCTTTAATTCTACTAAAAAGTATATGTATTTACTAGTGACTAACTCTTACTGCCGCTAATACTGAACCTTGTCCCGCTTCTGTTTTACCAGTTAAAGCTCTACCAATAACATTGAATGCTGTGCATTCTGCTTTTGTAGCCGCTTTCGCGTAACCTGGCACTGATGCAGATACTA